CCTTTCTGCATTCGGGCGCAGGTTTGAAAGGGGGTCCGTGACGCGTCAGGCGCCCCGCCACGCGACGATCGCCTCCGGGTCGAGGGTTAGGGCAGCACAGACGTCGATCGCCCGTCCTAGGCCCGCTAATCCGTTCTCGTGTCCTACGCTAGGACACCGACGTCCGCCCCGAATTGGCGCAGAATCCGCCGCCATGGGACTGCGCGGACCACCGAAGACGCCGACCGCGCTGACGCTCGTGCGCGGCAACCCCGGCCGTCGCCCGCTGCCGAAGAACGAGCCGAAGCCGCCCGTGTCGTGCCCCGACCCGCCCGACTACCTCTCCGACGTCGCGAAAACGGAATGGCGCCGCGTCTGCCCGCGCCTCGCCGCGCTCGGTCTGATGTCAGACATCGACATCGCCGTGCTGTCCGGCTACTGCGGCTGCTTCTCCGACCTGCTCGACGCGACCGAGAAGCAGCGCGGCAAGACCACCGTGCTCAAGACGCACAACGGCAACTGGGTCCAATCGCCGTTCGTGTCGATGATCCGCCAGGCGCGCCTCGACATGATTCGCTTCGCCGCTCAACTCGGCATGACGCCCGCCTCCCGCGCGGGCATGGACATCCAGATTGGCAACCCGGACGAAGGCGACGCGAACAAAGACCCCGCCGCCCGTTTCTTCTGACCCGGTCCGTCTGTACGCCGAAGACGTTCTCGCCGGCCGCGTCGTCGCCGGCCCGTGGGTGCGCCTCGCCTGCCAACGACACCTCGACGACCTGAGAGACGGCCCCGCGCGCGGCCTTGTCTGGTCGCTCGATCACGCTCTGCGCGCCATCGAATTCTTCGAAGAGGTGCTGCACCTGAACGGCGGCACCTTCGAAGGCAAGCCGTTCCTCCTGCTCGGCTGGCAGAAATTCTGCGTCGGCTCCATCTTCGGCTGGCTCAACGCCGACGGCTTCCGCCGGTTTCGCACCGCCTACATGGAGATCGGCAAGGGCGCGGGCAAGTCCCCCCTTGCCGCCGGCATCGGCCTCTACTGCCTGTGCAGCGACAACGAATCGCGCGCCGAGGTGTACGCCGCCGCCACGAAGAAGGATCAAGCGATGATCCTGTTCCGCGACGCCGTCGCGATGGTCGACCTGTCCGCCTCGCTGCGTTCGCGACTCGTCAAGACCGGCGGTCGTCAGTGCTGGAACCTCGCGTTCAACAAGACTGCCTCGTTTTTCCGCGCCATCAGCAGCGACGACGGCCAATCCGGCCCGCGCCCGCACTGTTCGCTGATCGACGAGCTTCACGAGCACCCGAACGGCATCGTCTGCGACATGCTGAAAGCGGGGCAGAAGTTCCGCCGCCAGCCCCTGACGATCAAGATCACCAACGCCGGCTTCGACCGCGAAACGGTCTGCTACCGCGATCACGAATATTCGACGCGCGTCGTGCAAGGCGTCGACACGAACGACGAATGGTTCGCCTACGTCTGCGCCCTCGACCCCGGCGACGAACCCATCGGCACCAGCGCCTATCCCTTCTCCGGCCGCGCGTGCTGGGTCAAGACCAACCCGTCCCTCGGCGTGACGATCCGCGACGACTACATCGAAGGCCAGATCCGCGACGCGCTCGGCATGCCGGGCCTGCTATCGCTCGTGCGTCGCCTCAACTTCTGCGAATGGGTCGACGCCGCCCATCCGTGGATCGAAGGCCCGCTGTGGTTCAAATGCGAACACGAATTCGACGCGCTCGCCGAACTCGCGCAATGCGACGAGGTCGCCGGCGCGCTCGACCTCGGCGGCACGCGAGACATGTGCGCGCTGACCCTCGCGGGCACCCGCAAGAGCGACGGCAAGATCATCGCGCACAACGAATACTGGACGCCCGGCGACACGCTGCACGAACGCGCGCGCGCGGACAAAGTGTCCTATGACCTCTGGGTCGAACGCGGCTTCCTGCACACGACGCCCGGTCGCGCGGTGGACTACGCGTTCGTCGCACGTCGCATCGCCGACCTCGCCGTGCTGTTGCCGCTGTATCGCGTGTGCTTCGACCCGTACCGGATCAGCTACCTCGAACCCGAGATCGACGCGACCGGCGCCGAGATCGAACTGATCGCGCACCCGCAGGGCGGCTACCGCACGAAACCGCGCAAGGACAAATACGGCAAGGAGGTCCCGTCGCTCTGGATGCCGCGTTCGATCGAGTTGTTGGAGAAGGCGGTCGGCGACGCGCGCCTCGTCGTGCACAAGAACCCGTGCCTCACGTGGAACAGCGCCAGCGCGGTGCTTGTCGCGACGGACGACAAAGGCAATCTGATCTTCAGCAAACGCAAATCGACCGGGCGCATTGACGGGATCGTGACGCTCGCGATGGCGGTCGGGCTGCTCGAAAGCGCCGACGCCGACGATCCGATCGCGAGCATGCTCGCTGGCGAGGCGATCATCGCGTGACCGGCTGGCGCAGAATCGCACCGGCGCCAGCGCCCGCGCCGAAGTAAGGGACGACCCTCATGCAGCAGACGACGCTTCCCGCCGTGCACCGTCCCGCCCCGCTCGCGCTGCGCATTCGCGCGATGCTCGCCGCGTGGGTCGGCGTCCCCGTGACGCTGACGAACCACGCATTCTGGGCCGAGTACAACCAATCGAACGGCAGCGGCGAGCACGTCAACGTCTCCACCGCGCTGCGCATCTCCACCGTCTGGGCGTGCGTCCGCTTGATCTCCGAGACCGTCTCGACGCTGCCGTTCATGCTCTACAAACGCGAGCCCGAACGAGCGATCGCGTACAAGCACCCGCTGTATTTCCTGCTGCACGACTCGCCCAACGCCGACATGACGGCGGTCTCGTTCTGGGAAGTCATCGTCGCGTCGATGCTTCTCTGGGGCAACGCCTACGCGCTGATCCTGCGCGCGGGCGGCAACATCGTCGCGCTCGATTTCATCATGCCCGAGCGCATGCAAGCGAGCCGCCTCGCGGACGGCGCCATCGAATATCGCTGGGTCGATGCGCAAGGCAAGGTGCACGTCAGCAGCGACGCCGAGATTCTGCACATCCCCGCGTTCTCCATCGACGGCATCGTGGGGCTTTCGCCCATCGCCTACGCGAGCAGCATCCTCGGCAGCGCGATGGCTGCCGACCGGGCGTCGGGCACCTTCTTCCGCAACGCGCTGATGGCGTCCGGCGTCTTCACCACCGACAATCAGATCAAGGAAGGCCAGCGCGAAATCTTCAAGCAACGCCTGCAGGAATACCAAGGCGCGATGAACGCGGGCAAGGCCCCGCTGCTCGAAGCGGGCGTGCAATACAAGACGCTCGGCATCAACCCGATAGACGCGCAGATGCTGGAGACGCGCGCCTTCAGCATCGAGGAAATCTGCCGCTGGTACGGCGTGCCGCCGCACATGGTCGGGCACACCGAGAAGTCCACCAGCTGGGGCACAGGGCTGGAACAACAGAACCTCGGCTTCCTCCAGTACTCGCTGCGCCCATGGCTCAAGCGCATCGAACAGGCGGTCAACAAGAAGCTGCTCGGCCCCACCGAGCGCCGCGAGCTTTACAGCGAGTTCAACTTCGAGGCGCTGCTCCGCGCAGACAGCGCCGGCCGTTCCGCGTTCTTCTCGCAGATGGTGCAGAACGGCATCTACACCCGCGACGAGGTGCGCGCGAAAGAGAACCTCCCCCCGATGGCCGGCAACGCCGCCGTGCTCACGGTGCAAGTCAACATGGCCCCGCTCGACAAGCTCGGCCAGACGCCGCCCGCGCCGCAGCGCCGTACCGGGGACTTTCCGGAGCAGAATCGCGACGGTCTCGTCGAGGAGCAGAAAGATGTCTAAGCGTTCACTGCCGCAGGCCCGCACCGACCGCCCCGCCGGCAAGACCCTTCAATGGGACCTGTCGCCAAAAGCGCTGGAGTCGTGGTCTCCCTCGCTCGTCGCCGCAAGCAGCGACAACTCCGACATCTCGATCTATGACGTGATCGGCGCCGACCCGTGGACCGGGGAGGGCACCACCGCCAAGCGGATCAGCGCCGCGCTCCGCAGCATCGGCGCGTCGCGTGACGTCACGGTCAACATCAACTCGCCCGGCGGCGACATGTTCGAAGGCCTCGCGATCTATAACCTCCTGCGCCAGCACGAGGGCCACGTCACCGTGCGCGTGCTCGGCCTCGCCGCCTCCGCCGCATCGATCATCGCCATGGCCGGCGACACCGTGCAGATCGGCCGCGCCGCCTTCCTCATGGTCCACGACTGCTGGGCCATCGTCGTCGGCAACCGCCGCGACCTGCTCGAAACCGCCGCCGTGCTCGAGCCGTTCGACCGCGCGATGGCGGGTATCTATGCCGCGCACACCGGCGCCGACGACGACGCGATGCTCGCCCTCATGGACGCCGAGACGTGGATCAACGGCAAGGCCGCGGTCGAGCAGGGCTTCGCCGACGCGCTGCTCCCCGCCGAGCAGATCGCCGAGCAGGCCGTCGCGACCGACCGCATCGCCGCCCATCTTCTCGACATGGCCCTCGCTCGCGCAGGACTCCCGCGCTCCGAGCGACGGTCGATGCTTCAAGCGTACAAGTCCGGCGACACGCCTCGCGCTGCCCCGGCCGCAGACCGCATGCCCAGCGCT